CTGTACCGTAACTTCTACCGAAGCTATGGGGAAATTGACCCCGACCTAGTCGTGGAGCCACTTGGCGAACTGATGGTCTACACCCCCGAACAGGAACTGCAAATCTGGGTGGACGGACAAGACGTGGCCCCCAGCCCCATGGAGAACCTGCCCCAGCACCTGGAAGCCCACATGGGCCAGGCCCAAGACCCCCAGGTTCAAGCCATGCTTGGACCCGAAGGTCTACGGCGCCTGCAAATGCACCTTAGCAACACAATGCAGCTTGCGCAAATGAAGGCCGCCGCAGCCCAGCTAGGTCCCAAGGGCGGGTCGGGGGGCATGGTTGGACCGCAAGCCCTGAATGCCGAGCAGGGCCGCAGCGGTCCCGAGACCCCAACCCCTAAAGCCAACGAAGGGAAGTCCAATGGAGCCTACTAGGGATCAGGCGCGGGCTGAACTCGAGCACGATGCCGCTGTGCTGGCCGACTTCATGCAGACCCCGTATTACTCGGTGCTGCGCAAGTACTGCGATGCCATGCTCGAGTCCAAGCGGGATCGAGTTCTCATGGCGACACGCGAGACCTTCGAGTACTGGCAGGGGGGGTACCAAGGGGCTCGAGATGCTATTGGGCTGCCGGAAGCTCTGCTGGCTGAAGTGGCCCGCTACAAGGAACTAGACGAGTATGCCTAGCAAGACTGCCCGCCAACGGCGCTTCATGGGCGCGGAGCTGGCCCGCAAACGAGCCGGCAAAAAGACCAAAACCGGGATGAACGAATCCCAGCTAAAGGAGTTCTCGCAAATGCCGCACAAGAAGAAGAAGATGGAGTCCAACGGGTCTATGGGCAAGAACCAGCCCATGGGCGATATCGGCGTTAAGCGCCAAAATGAGAGTTCGAAACTCGGCGGATTCAAAGAGGGCCCCACGGTCACCACCGCCGGCAAGTTCGGCGGCAAGGCCTAGCATGGCCAAAATCGGCAACCTTATGGAGATGCCGATTGTGGAAGTGGTTTGGGCCGATGCGTCTAGCTACTCACCGTGGCACGATTTTGACAAGGCCGTAGCCCTTGGATCGATCGAGGCCCGAACGGTCGGCCGCCTGGCTAAGAACGACAAGAAACATGTGGTTGTGGTCCCAACAATAAATATCGAGGGTGAGTGCGCCACAACTTGGACCATTCCCAAGGGGTGGGTCAAGATGGTCACCGTCCTTCGAAAGGGCAAAAAGCCCAAACGGATGGCCTCGTAATCGGCCAGGAGATCACCGCGATGCTCGATTCACCCGACGTACTCGCCGACCCGTCATCGGACACACAGGAACCAGACCAGACTCCGGATTCGTCCTCCGTTACCTCGGACGTTATCGAGCCTGCTGCGCTGGACCGGCCTGCCGTGAATCTGAAGGCTGAGTTTGACCGGAAACTTGGTCGAGTCGAGAGCAAGATCGAGGAACTCACCGCCATTCTGCTCGAACAGGCGCGAGCCCGCCAGGCCCCGGTGTCTAGCGAGCCCGAACCCGACGACGAGGAGCTGGCTCGAGATGCAATCCTGGGTAACCCCAAGGCTCTAGTGGCCCTGGGACAACGTCAGGCGACCAAGGTCCAGGCGGAAGCCGAAGCCTTTCGCCAGGCGGACAATTTCGTGATGGCCCAGTTGAATGCAATCGTGGGCAAGTACCCCTCGTTACGTGACGCGGCCAGCCCCCTGCGGGGGAAGGTCGAGGAAGCGCGGCGTGCCCTGTTAGCGCTTGGTTACAATGATGGAAAGGCACTGACCCTGGAAGCTGTCAAGTTGGCGATTTTGGATAATCCGGATTTGGCCCGAAGCCAATCGGCTCCGGCTCCTGTCCTGACCCCGTCGTCCACTTCGGCTGCCCCCATGGCGTCCGTGCCCGGCAATGCCCCACGCCGCAAAGGAACTGCCCCGGTTGCCTCCACGGTAACCCCCGCGCAGGCTGCCATTGCCAAGCGAATGGGCGTTGACCCAGTCAAGGCAACCAAGAACTTCGAGGAACGCATGAAAAATGGGCGAAGCGCCCTGAGCCCGATGTTGGCGGTTCTGATTAGGGAGGATTCTAATGCCTAGGGGAGTTCCGAGACTCGGTTCTCGAATGGACGAATTGGTTTCAACGCCTGGGGCAGTTGACCTGGGCTCAATTTCCGAAACGAAACTAGACAGTCCTGATCCGTCGTTTTCCGGCTGGACCGGAACCGATGGGTCGACTATCAACATCGAGGATGCGCCCCCGCCATGGGAGGCCGACCCCCGCTGGCTACACGACAACAGCAACGCCCGGCGTTTCGTTGACGTGCCGGACAGCTGGGTACTTCGGTGGCTTAACCCTCGTCGAATTGACAATGCGGGTTTTCGGTGGTGGACACCGCTTAGCGCCGAGGACCCTCGCATTACGCTCAAGGTGCCCTCAATGCGCAGCCCCGAGAACTACATTCGGAGGGGCGGCATGAATGGGGACATCCTGTGCATGATGCCGATTCACTGGGTAGAGTCCCGGAATCGCGAGAAAGCTCGGGAAGTAGCCATCAAAACCCAATCTTCGGTGGACCGCCAAGGCCTCGTTGCCCAAGAGGTTAACCGCAGCAGTGGGGGCCTGATTCATGTTGATAGCACGACCCATCCAACTTTTACCAGCGTGGAAGGACGGGATCTGGATAAAACGAGGTAACAAATATGCCCTGGATGCAGGCAGCGGTCGATAAGCCGTTCGGCTTTCGGCCCTATGATAAAGTCCTCAGTGTTGGGGGCTATCGAGTAGGCAGCGATGCCAGTGCAATCTACCCGGGTGACATTGTAATCATGTCGTCCGACGGCCAGGTTGACCCGGCGGCGAGTGCCAACCCCGTCAACATTGCTGGAGTGGCTGCGGCCTATAACGCGGCCTCCACCGCGAACAACTACTTCCCGGTCTTCGACGACCCCGAGCAGAAGTTCATGGTGCAGGACGACGGCGACACCACGAACATGACCGAGTCCAGCGTTGGCAACAACGTTGCACTCATTACCACGACTGGTGACACGAGTACGCTTCAGTCTCTTCAGGAGATTGACGCGTCCAGTGCCGCTACCACAGCCACGCTAGCAATCAAGGTTCTCCAGCAGCACCCAATCGAAGCCCAAAGCTTCGCCAGTGCCGCCGGCAGTCCTCGCAAGTGGATTGTGAAGATCAACAACCATCTCCTGTCTGCGTACCAGCAGCTAGGCGTGTAAGGGAGGCTAACCTACTATGTTCCTACGGAACGCCCTCCCCGACAATTTCCTGTCGAGGCTGGCCTATCTGGATGATACGCTGTTCGATGAAATTGATATTGAGGATGGCGTAGTTGCCAGTGTCATCAATATCAAGGACATGGGGAATCGCCCCATTGTTCGCACTACCACGGTGGCAAGTTTCGGCTCAGTCCCGGTGAAAGCCGAGGGCGCGAACGTTGCCTACGACAACCTAGCTCAGGGGTACGACACCACCTATCAGGCGGATACCTACGAGCTGGCCTTCCGCGCGTCAAAGGAAGCACTCGATGACGAGCAGGAGGAAATCGTGTCGGATGCCGCACGGGCACTCGGCGCGTCCATGACCTACACCTATAACGTGGACCATGCCAACCTGTTCAACAACGGGTTCACATCGACCACGGGCAGTCCCGACGGCCTTGCCTTGTTTGATACCGCGCACACCCTAGTTGGGGGGGGTACCGAACAGAACGAGCTGACCACGGCTGCCGACCTTAGCGTAAGTTCGCTACGTGATGCGCAGAACGACATCGGCGATACCGTCGACGATGCCGGAAAGCTGCTTCACTGGCGTCCCCGGATTCTGCTGGTTCCGAGTGAGCTACAGTGGCTCGCTAAAGAGCTGGTGGATTCCCCGGATCGGCCCGACACCGCCGAGCGCGCCATCAACGCGTTCAAGGGCGACGGGCTGCGAGTTATCGTGTGGCCGTATCTGACAGATGCGGATGCCTGGTTCCTACTCAGCGAGCCAAGTGGCCACAACGTTCGAAGCTACTGGCGTGAGCGGCCAAACGTGGTCCACGACTGGGACTTCGAGTCTTCGTCCATGAAGGGGAAGA